TTGCTTTTGACGAAGCAAAGAAAGAAGATTGCGACGACGATGAAGATGAAGATGAACTTGAAGATGATGAAGAAGAATCAAAAGACAGTAAGAAAAAAGATGATAAATCCAAGATAAAAGAAGAATCATATTCTTTTGATTATGCCTTGGATAAAAAACTTTTAGCTCTTGGTAAATCAAAAGATTATAATTTGTCTGAAGAAGATGTTTCTATCTTTTTAACTCAAAATGATTTATTTGAAGATGCCATCGATATAAGCGCTCTTACTACTAAAATCAACAAGAATATTTCTGAATTGAAATTGGTATCTAAAGATTTAAGTAAAGCGTTAACTGAAGCTGGTGATTTCGACGCAGAAACAATTGACGAAGTAACTACTGTATTTGAAGCTGCTGTTGAATTAAAAACTAATCTGTTCAGAAAATCTATAGAAGAAGATTATAAAGATCGTATTGAAGCAAAAGAACTTGCATTAGAAGAAGAATCTCACGAAATCATTGAAGCAGCTGTTAAAGAATGGATTGCTGAAAATGAAATCGCTATTGATGAATCAATTAAGCAAGAAAAAGCTAGTAAATTCCTAGATGGTGTTAAATCACTCTTTGAAGAATGTTATGTTGGAGTTGAACCACAAGATATTGCTGAAGAGTTAGTAGAAACAATTAAAGCGCTAGAAGCTGATTCTAAAAAACTTAAATTGAAGTTGCTAGAAGCTGAATGCAAAATCAATGATAATGCTATAGAAGCTATTGTTTCAGAAATAACTGATGGTCTAGCTGCTACTGAAAAAGAAAAATTCAATAGCATTATCGAAGAAATTGAATTTAAAGATGTTGATTCTTACAAAGAAAAATTAGATTCAATCAAAGAAAAATTCTTTGTAAAATCTTTGCCAGTAACTGAAGAAAAAACAATTGAAAATACTGATAATTCTTTAAATGAAAACACAGAAGATAATGCAATTAATGATAAAATTTCAAAAGCGCTTGGTATTTTAGCAAAACGATAAATTATAAATAATTATTAACCATATTACAATTTTAGGAGTTTACAATGGCAGAGATTCAATTAACCGAAGAACTAAAGAAAACATGGGCACCGATCCTTGAAGCAGAAGGCGTCGATCCTATTAAAGATCCATACATCAAAAACGTTACTACTCGTTTGCTACAACAAACAGTGAACGAAGCAGGTGTTGTTGCACCAACTCAACAAACTGGTTCAGCTGATAACTGGGATCCAGTTCTTATTTCATTAGTACGTAGAACACAACCTACTCTAGTAGCACACGAACTTATGGGTGTACAACCTATGAGCGGACCTACTGGTTTGATCTTCGCTATGAAGACACACATTACTAAAGCTGATGGTACTTCATTAGTTGACGTATGGAAACGTGAAAATGGTACACAAGGACAAGTTGATCCTACTATTTCTGGTACTCATACTACTGCACAAGGTGAAGCATTAGGTACAGGTCAAACTGTTGATGCAACATCGGTATCAACTACAGCGCCTGTAACACAAACTAATCCTTGGGCTCAAATGAGTTTCACCATTGATAAAACATCAGTAACTGCTGTTACTCGTGCTATGAAAGCAAACTATACTACTGAATTAGCTCAAGATTTACGTGCTATCCATGGTTTAGATGCAGAAACTGAATTATCAAATCTTTTATCTGGCGAAATTGCAGCTGAAATTAACCGTGAAGTTGTTTCTACATTGTTTGGAAATGCTATCGTTTCTATGCAAACTGCTGGTGCTACACCTTATGATTCATTAAATGCAGCATCTGCTACTGGTCAATCTGATGCAAGCTATCGTTTCACTCCATGGGCTGTTGCTACATCTGGTGTATTTGATATGGCTATTGACGCTGATGGTCGTTGGGAAGCTGAAAAAGTTCGTGGTCTTATTGGTGTTATTAATCGCGTTGCACAAGAAATTGCTCTTGGAACAAGACGTGGTCTTGGTAATATCATCATAACTTCACCTTCTGTTGCAGGTGCTCTTGATATGGTTGCTACTTTAGATACTTCATTGAAAAATGTAGGTAACTTATCTAATCCTGATTTAGTTGGTGTTACATTTGCTGGCGTTCTATTAGGTCGTTATAAAGTATTTGTTGATCCTTATCTAACAGCTGATGATGTTCTTGTTGGTTATAAAGGCTCAAATGCTTATGACGCAGGTTATTATTACTGCCCATATGTTCCTTTATCTTTCATGAAAACAACTCATGAAGAATCTTTCCAACCTGTTATCGGATTCAAAACTCGTTACGGTATGGCAACTAATCCATTAACTACTACAGTAGCTGGTACTCTTGCTGGTGCTAACCCTTACTTCCGTAAGTTTACAGTAACAAATCTTGGATTAAAATAATTTTTAATTAAAAATTATTCGAAAAAGGGACTTAACGGTCCCTTTTTTATGCATATAAATAGTTATATGAAAACATTTATTATTGAAAATTTAAAAGATAAAAATGGTAATATTAAGGGAATATCTCAAAAATCTTTATTGAATAAATTCCCAGATGAATACAATGAAATATTAAATCTTACATCATTCCTTCCTAAATACGTATCATTAAGCGCACGTTGTAAACTTATATTAGCTGATGAATTATATTACCCTAAATGTGTTGTATGTGGTAATAATACAAAAATATCTAAATCAGGAATATCGCCTACATGTTCAACTAGTTGTGCAAAAATTAAACAAGTAAATTCTCTTCATGCTAATAATAATAAAGATGATATTAATAAAAAGAGAATCGCAACTAATATACAAAGACACGGAGTAAGCAATCCAGGCCAATTACCCGATCATAAAAATAAAATAGCAAATACATTATTAGAAAGATATGGCGATTCTAAATATAATAATAAAGTCGCAAAAGAAAAGACATGCGTCGAAAGATATGGAGTTAAAAATGTATTTAGTTCAGACAAGATAAAAGACAAAATAAAAAGAACTAATTTTGACAAATATGGTGTTGAATATAATGCACAACAACACATAAGTCAGGAAGCGTTTCAGTGTCTGAACTCAAAATCGTGGATGACTAATCAATATATAACAAAAGAGTTATCATCGTTAGATTTATCTGATTTACTAAATGTAACACCTAAAACTATACAGAATTATCTAAAAGGACATAATATAGCAATAAGAGACTATATTACCGATAACACTCGTAATAAACTCAAAATAAGTAATATTAATACTAGCGTTATAAAAAGAAGTATTGCTGAAAAAGAAATCGAACAATTTATTAAATCTGTAACAGATTCAGTTGTTTTACATTCTGATAGATCTATATTAGAAGGGCAAGAGCTTGATATCTATATACCAGATTTCAAAATAGCCATTGAATATAATGGTTTATATTGGCATTCGTCAGCGCATAAAGATGCTAATTATCATCTGAACAAGACAGAAGCTTGTGAAGCTAAAGGTATTCAGTTATTTCATATATTCGAAAATGAATGGATAGATCCAGATAAACGCGAGATATGGAAGTCAATGATTAAAAACAGGATGGGTTTATCGAATAGAATCTATGCTAGAAAGTGTGAAATTCGAGAAGTAGATACTAAAGAAGCTAGAGAATTTTGCGTTAATAATCATATGCAAGGTTATACACAAGCTTCTATTAAATATGGACTTTATTATAATGACGAATTGATGTCTCTTATTACGATATCTAAAAGTAGATATTGTTTTGAATCATCATATGAGATAATTAGATTTTGTAATAAATTAAATGTTTCAGTAGTAGGCGGATTTAGTAAACTATTAAAACGTTTTCGGACATTATATAAAGGGATGATTGTATCATATGCCAACAGAAGATGGTCTACTGGCGGCTTATATGAACAGAATGGATTTAACAATAAAGAAATTACAGTACCTAACTATTGGTATTGGAAAGATGGCGAACTAGAATCACGATTGAAATTTCAAAAGCATAAATTAGAAAAAGCACTTGATTTTTTTGATTCAAATAAAACAGAATACGAGAATATGTTTAATAATGGTTATTCGGTTATATATGACTCAGGTAATATTAAATATAATCTATTATAAATAAACAATAAGAAACTAATAAAGGATAGCGCATGTCATACTCATCATTCCACTCTAGTTTTACCGAGGCAGCTAGGGTAAATAGATTCCAAGTTAATGGTCTTGGACTGGACAATTTATTTGTGAAAGCAGCAAGTCTACCTGGATCTAGTATTGGTGTTGTTGACGTTTTTCATGAAGGTAAACCTGTGAAATTAGCAGGTGATAGAACAAACGAAGACTGGACTGTTACATGTTATCTTGATGTTAAAAGTTCTAATTTCACAACAATGAAAGTTTGGTCAGAATTAGTATTATCAAATGTAGCTAATATCGCTCCACTGACAAAAGATTTATACAAAAGAGAATTACAAGTATCTATGCTAGGTAGAGACGGCTCAACCATAACAGGAACAAATCATATTTTATCAGGAGCATTCCCGATTAATATGAGTCCTGTAGAGCTTGATCATTCTTCGAATGACGCGGCTGCAGAATTTTCAATTACATTTGCATATGATTGGTTTATTGCTGTATAATGTATACAAATTTCAGATCATCTTTTGAAGATTTATTACGTCCTAATAGATATTTAGTAAGTAATAGAGAATTATTTGGAGATGGACTATATGTTAAAGCAGCATCAGTACCAGGATATACTGTTGGATATGCTCCAGCTTTTTGGGCTGGTAGAGAAATTAAATTAGCGGGCGATTTATCATTTGAACCTTGGGTAGTTACGTGTTTTCTTGATAATAAAAGCGTTATATATAATAATATATGGAATTTTGTCCATAATAGTTCTGAAGTATTTAATTCAAAGAATAATACATCGGCTTCAGATTTCAAAAAATACAAAAGAGATATTCTCGTAAGTATCGGTGATAGACAATCGGCTGATAATGAAAAATTAGGATTCAAATTGATAGACGCATGGCCAACATCAATTTCTCCTATTACATTAGATCATTCGTCAAATGATTCGGTTATTGAATTTGAAATAACTTTCGCGTTTGATGATTTGGAAAAAACAACTTAAAATATACAAAAGGAATTATATACATGGCATATTCAGATTTTAAAGGGTCATTTGAAGAAATGGCACGATCTAATAGATTCAGACTTACAGTGTCTGGACTATTATCTCAACCATTATTAGTTAAAGCATCATCATTACCTGGATCTAATATTCCTGCAGTTGAAGTTTTTCACGAAGGACTGGCTGTAAAATTAGCTGGTGATAGAACATATGATGATTGGGATGTTACCTGTTGGATTGATAAAAAAGCTACTCTTTACAAAGATGTTATGAAATGGGCTGATTTAGCTAATGGTTCCGGGGCTCAAGTTAATGTAGGAGCTGCTAATAAAAATACATATAAGCAAGATGTTGGAATTGTAATGCTGGATAGAATCGGGACTGTAATTCAAGGAACAGAATATAAAATGTTAGGCGCGTATCCATCCGCTATTGCTCCTGTGGATTTAGCACATGACAGTAATGATACAGCTGCTGAGTTTACAATAACATTTTCTTATGATTATTACGAAGTGAAATAAAGGAATTTTATTTTGGCATTGACTGACTTCTTTGGCGGTTTCTTTAAACAAAAGAAATTACCTGATAGTAAAGACACAAAGATCGTTAAAGATCATGACGGGGCAATCTATCATGATGAGTTTGACATATCTGCTGCAGGCGGTAGAAATAATTTATTTTCGCTGGATTGGTCTAATGAACTATCAGGAGATGCTAATTGGATTAATGAATATAGAAAAATTTCAGAATTTCCTGAGGTGTCAAGTGCAATTGAAGATATATTACAAGAAGCTATTGTAGTAGGTCAAGATGACCAAATAGCTCAACTGAACTTAGATAAAACAGATTTTTCTGAAAATATTAAAAAATTAATAGCAGAAACATTTGAATATCTTCTTATTAAGACTGAGTTTAACTCAAAAGCCGAAGATATATTCAAAACATACTATATTGATGGTCGTATCTATGTNCAAAAGATCATTAATAAATCTAAATTAGATGATGGGATTATTGGATTATCTATATTAGATTCTACCCGTACGAAAAAAATAGTTGTTGATAAAATAGATAAAGACACAGGAAAAATTCTGTCAAGCGAAAAATTCTTTCTATTTAATCCTAATAGTGATGTCGATTCTAAAGGATTTGCTGATTATAATACAAATAAAGATATAATCAAATTTGCTCCTGAAGCTATATCTTATATTAATTCGGGAATTATAGACCATAAAACAAAAATGGTCAAATCGTATCTTCATAAAGCAGTTAAACCAGCAAATCAATTATCACTATTAGAAGACTCACTCGTTATTTATCGCCTTGCTAGATCTTCAGAAAAAAGAATATTTTATATTGATGTAGGTAATCTACCAAAATCAAAAGCTGAACAGTATATTACTAATATAATGAATAAATTCAAAAACAAAATGGTTTTTGATTCAGCAACAGGTAAAGTAAAAGATAACAAAAATCACTTGGCAATAGCAGAAGATATTTATCTACCTAGGCAAGGTGGATCTAAAGGTACTGAAGTATCAACACTACCTGCGGCCGCTAATTTAGGCGAAACAGAAGATATTGAATATTTTAAAAAGAAATTATACAAGTCACTTCATATACCTTTATCTAGATTAGAAGCTGAAGCGTC